ATCGCGGTAACGATAACGGGCACGGTGCCCGCGGTTGCGATCGCGCCTACGGGTATTACCGTCGAGGTGTTCGAGGCTGTCGCCGAGCCCGCCACGACGGAATAGCTCGAGATCGTCGCGCCGTTTTTGGCGGTAGCCGCCGTCGCGGTTACTTTTAACGAGGAAATGCCTTGTATAAGGATTTGATCGTTACCCGTTACGCCCGCGGAGGTAGCGTTTGCGTCCAGGTAGGTAAAGCCCGTAAAGGTCGGTGCGGAGTTGGCGGCGGTCGTTTGCACCGTCGCCGTTTTGGAGGAGGCGGTGCCGATCTGCGTAGTGCCGCTATATGTCGTCAGCGTAAAGGTGCCCGAAAAGCTCTTTATTGCCGACATAGCCGCGAGCACCGCGGAGCGTTGCGCCGCGGTAAGTGTGATCGTGTTTGACCCGTTGGAGAGCGTCAGCCCCGTAATGGTTAATACCGTCGTCGAGCCGTTCTTTATAACGAGCGTGTGTGTGTAGCTCGTGTTATAGACCGTAACCGACATAACGATTTGAGCGGTCGCGTTATCCGCTGTAAGGGTGTTTATAGAGGAGATAACCGAGCCGCCGAGGGTTTTTACCGCGGAGGCTCCCGAGGTGCCGTATACCTCGTTAGAGCTCTTGCGGGCTCTAACTTTGATATTGTAGCTCGTGTTAGGAGTCAGCCCCGTAATGGATTTCGAGGCACTCGTGCCGCTCGTGGTGCTAAAGTTCGTCCAGGTTGAGCCGTTGTCGGTAGAGTAGTCCCACCGATCGCAAGTCGTGGAGGCGGAGGCGTTTACCGTTACTCCCGAGGCGGTTATTCCCGAGGTCGTAATAGTAACGGTCGGGGCGGTGCGGTCGATGTTGGTTAGCGTCATTGTGCCGCCGTAGTCCGTCGAGCCGTACACATATACTCTCGTAGAAAATCCTACGGTAATGCTTTTTGTGCCGTCCGCGTTGTGGTCTACCGTGATCGTGCCGCTAACGGATCCTTTTGCGGCGGGAAATTCGTAGGAGTCCCAATATGTGCGCGCCTTATAATAAACCTGGGTGCCGTTGATCGTAACGGTTGTAGCGTCTACGGTGTAGTAATTAACCGAGCCGCCGATAGATTGCAGAGTCCAGGTTAAGGTAGATTTGTTTGTTTTTGCGTTTACCGACTCGGTAATAGTAAGCTGTAGGTATCTACCCTCGTATGTGTTACTTTTCCAAGTAGCCAAAACCTCGCCTCCTTAATCAAGTAGTACAAAATCAAGCCCCGCGGTAACGGGTACAAATTTTCCCTTGCCCACGGTGAGCTCGTCCGTTATTTCGGTCTTGCGTAGCGTAGTAAGGTCTTTGTTTACCGTAAGTACGACCGCTCCCGCGTGCTTTACGGCAAATTGCGTGTGGTCTATGATCGTTTCCGTGGAGCTCTCGGAGTTGGTAATGTTAATGCCGCGGCGGTCGATCTTTACGCTTTCGGTGTAAATCTCATTCGGCGCGGGAGTCCAATAGCTTTTTTGGGTGCCCTCTACCAACATAAAATCCGCCACATATAGATAATAGCCCGAGGTGCCGATCGTCAGCGTAACGGAGCCGCCCGAGGCTGTAAAGGTGAGCGAGTGCTCCTCCCAACCGCCCGAGGCTTGAGCGTCGAAAATATAGGTATCGTTGCCGCCGTTGGCGATATACGCATAACATCGGTTAGCGGTGCCCCGCTTTGCCTTAAATGTGAGCGTGTACTCCTTGCCCTGGATAACGGTTATTTCCTGGGAGAGTGTCGCTATCCGTAACCGAAACATAGAGCCCGCGGAGGTGTTGTTGATCGCGTCGGCGGTCTGCAACGCCACAACGGAGCCCGTATAGCTCCAATCATCGGACACGCCATTAAGTCCGCTCGAGTTCTTTACGGCGTTTATACCGCCCGTAAAGCCCGTAGTAAAGGACAGCGTTAAGCTATCGACTCTTTGGCGCAACTCGGAAACGGTGGTTTCGATCGTCTGCATATCTCCCGTAAGCACGGAGTTAATGCCCGTAATTACGCTCAATAACTGCTCGTCGCCCGCGATAAAGGCTTGCTCTACCGTGCGCGTCGCCGAGCCGATCTCGTCCGTTACCTCGGCTTTATAATGCTGTGAGATAGCCGCGCTCTGTATCGAGTCGGCTTGCAGTAGCGCGCCGTTAAGCACGCCCGCTCGTATAAAGTCCGCCACTATGGAGCCGTCCATAGTCATAGCGAGGGAATACTCGCCGTTATAGCCCGTCGTGGAGTGCCCCAAGCCGCCGCTATTCCACCGCCACACATTAACCGCCTCCTCGAGTGTCGGTGCGTCAAGTATGAGGATTTCTTGCGGCATTTCCGCGGGGTTGAGCACGACATAGCCGCCCGAGTGTCCCGTAATGAGGTTAGTAGCGGTTAAGATCGCTTTTTTAAGCTCCTCCGAGGCTTTGGCTTGCCCCTTTTTAACCGTTTCCTTAATGCCCGCTATTTCGGCGGTTTGCTTGTTCACGGTGTCAGCAAAGGAGCTTTTAGCCTCTCCCAGGGTAACGGACTCGAATTTTTCCGCGAGGGAGTCGTAGGCGGTTTTGATAACCTCGGCTTTTGCCGATACGCCGAGCTTTGAAAAATGCACCGTAACTGTATCGCACATAGCGACCCGCTCAAGCGGTGCAATGTTCTTATATTCCTCGGTCTGCCAAAGCTGAATAAAAGACACGGTTATATTTACCTTTGGCACGCCGAGCTCTGCCGCCGCCGCGTATGCGGTAGCTTTTGCCCTTAATGCCTCCTCGGTAATTGCCTCTCCGTCCGCGAAACGGTCGCTAAAGTCCATAATATAGGCTTTTTGGTGCCCGATGTTATCGGCGACCGCAAAGGGTAAAACCCTCTCCGCGAGGTATACATAAACCTCTCGGCTCTCGCCGCCCTCCTCGTCCTCCTCGGTGTACACCGCGTAGGGTAAAAGGTGCGTGTAGCAATCGGAAATATTTTCCTCTTGCTTGAGGTCTTTTAGGTTTTTCCCGTATTCCACCGTAACGCCGCGATCGGTGCCGCGGTGTCGGTGTAGATTGATAACGAAATTGTCAAACTCATACTCGCCGCCCCACACATCGAGTACCGAGCCCGCTTGTCCGCCCAGGATAGCGCGGATAGAGCACGGCTTTAATAGGTCGGTGCTGTTGAGCGTGGATATGTCGCTTACGACGGAAAAGGGGCACGGCAAAACCGCGCCCTCGATCGCTCGGGCGACCGCGGCTTGTGGGGTAACATTCTTTACAGAGAGCCCGAGCGTCGGTATTCCGTTGAGATCGTAAGAGATGTGCTCCGCGGAGTATGTAACAACGCCTTTCATAGGCTTACTCGACTTATAGACGCGGAATAGCTGTAAGCTACTCGTTTCGTTAGCCTTTGCCTTGATAATAGAGCCCTTTGTAATTTGGTCGTACCACATACCCGTTATGGGGTACTGCAAAGACAGCTCATAGCTACCGTTGCGCTCCTCGGTAACGACCGCTTTTACGGTGTCCGCCAAATAGCCGATACCGTTATGGGAAAAGTCCCGCTCGCTTTTATCGTACAAAATAGGTATCATACACAACACCACCTCGGCACGATCTCAAGCTTTTCAACATCACCCACCCACGAAATAGCATTAAAGCCAGGGCGGAGAGTGAATGTTGACATATCCGCTCCCGATACCTTGTTATTCTTGGGCTCAAGCCCCTTATAGGCGTTAGGCATATCAAAATCGAGTTCGATATACTCGTCGATTTCCTTTAGCGTAAAGGAGCTATCGTTGATCGTGAGCGTTACCGTCCCGCTCCCCGTTACCTTGATGTAAGGCACGGAGGGGAAAAGCTCTGCGTTATACAGAGAGCCCGCCGCGGTGAATACGACGGGGTTTTGCCCCTCAAAAGAGTATTTGTACGGCTTGCAATTAAAGGTTAGGTCGAGGGATCCCAGGTCGCGGAGCTCTTGCTCTATATCCACCTCGCCGCTGTACGAGGCAAGGCGGAAATACTTTCGATCGTAGCTATCCCACAACCGAAAATAGCCCGACTCCGCGAGGATCCACGCCCGTATCTGCTGTGCGAGCTCGGCAAAGTCCCTCTCCGTTTTATTAAGCAGAGTGAGCTTGTACGGGATATTGACATTTTTATAGCGCCCGTTATCGGTGATAAGGTCGCCGCTCCGTCCCGCTACGCTCGTGTAGGTAATGTCCCGAGAGGCTCCCTTGTAGGAGCCTTTCTCGGAAACATACAAACAATGGTCGAGGGAGCATTGCTCTTTGAATACTAAAAACGGAAATTGACTCATTATGCAAATACAGCTCCCTTTCTTTGGATTTTGTCAGCGATCAGCTCGAGCAACAGATCGACAAAGCTATCTACATCGCCCTCCTCGTCGGTCTTGAGGTTTTCAATGTAGATTGATTTCTCGCCAAACTCGATTTTGACGACGAGCCGACCCTCTGTGTTGCCGTTTGCTTGCTCGCTTTGTAATTTGGTGTATTCCTGGTTTTCTCCCGCTGTGAGGACGCGCTCGCCCTTGTGCAGTAACGCGGGGTACTCGTCATAAGGCACATACTCCATACCAATACGGAGCCGTTTAAGCTCCTTGATATTGAGTCCCAAGCCGCCCACACCAGGCACCCAATCGGGTATCTTGAGCTTGTTAAGCCCTCGGATAAATACATTTATGCCGTCGATAATCCAATTTATAGGCACCTTAAAGGCGTTTTTGATACCCTCGAAAATGTTAGAGAATATCTTAACGACCGCGTCCCAGGCTCCGCGCCAATTACCCGTAAAGACATTTTTTACAAAGTCAATAATGCCGCTGAATACGCCCTTGACATTCTCGAAAACCTTTTTAATACCGTCAAACGCATTTTTGAAAACGCCGCCGACGATCTCCGCCACGCCCGAGAAAGCCTTTTGCAAGGGCGGTAAGAGCTTGTCGAATAGCATTGTTATAAAGTTGCACAACGGCGGCAAAATAAGGTTGAGCAAGTCCAGGAGGGGCTCTAAAAGCACCATAAGAATATCGAGGATAGGCTGTATTACGGGCAACAATACCTCAAGCAATGTAACGAGCACGGGTAAGATCGCCTCGACGATCTGTAAAGCAATCGGCACTATGGTTTCGATCAGCGTTAAGAGGATAGGCAATACCTGGTCTATGATTTGTAAAATAGGTGGTAACAGCATTTCCAAAAGCTGAATAACGATAGGCAATACCGCCTCGATAATCTGCACCACAACGGGCATAATAAGGTTTATAAGGTTTATCAGCACGGGCAAGATCGCGTTTACGATCTGCAAAATGGGCGGTAATAACATCTGCAAGAGCTGAATTACCACGGGCAAAATAGCCTCGATTATTTGTAAAATCGGCGGCAATAGTGCTTGTATGAGCTGAATAAGGATAGGTAACACCGTATCGAGAATTTGAGTAATGAGGGGCATAAGTCCCTCTATCAAAGAAACGATAATAGGTAATACCTGCTCCACGATTTGAATTACGAACGGTAATAGCTGTTGGATAAGGCTTATAATCACGGGTAAAATAGCCGTAATTATGGACTCGATCGGCGGCAAAAGTGCCATAATTAAATCCATAAGCACGGGAAATAGCGTTTCTATAAGCTGAAACAGCGGGGGCAAGAGTTGGTCGAAAATGTTTGTAATAACGGGTACGAGCCTATCAAAAAGCCCTTGAATTTTCGGCAAACTCGAAATAATGAGGTCGGCGAATTTTTGAATAATAGGGATTGCGGCGGCACCTATTCTGTTCATTAACCCGCCGAAAGCGTCCTTGATGTTCGCCACCGTATC